ATGGCCCAAAGCTGTAAGCTCTGCATTCGGAAAGACCGCAATAAGCGCAGCGGTCTGGCTCCATTGTACCTCCAGGTTCTGATCGACAGTAAAAAGACCACCCTATCCCTAGAGCTGAAATGGGATCCGGAATTTTTCGATGAAGACAAAGGCAGATTGCTGAAGCGGAGTAAAAAGGATCCTGACATTGAGGATTATGAAATGATCATTCAAACCACGATGGCGAAGGTGAATGAGATTTTTAAGTGGTACCGCCTGGCTGGCCAGCCGCTGACCATGGAGAAGTTTAAGGATGAAATGAATTCGTTTACCTCGAAAACCGACTTCATTGCCTTTTTTGAAAAGAAACTCAATGACCGGCGCTATAAGGAGAAGGTAATTGAAGAACAGACTTACCGCAATCACCGGGCAGTACTTCGAAAGCTCAGGCAGTTTAGCCCAAAGCTTCGATTCGTAGATATTACTCCTGAATTCCTCAACCGGTACAAAGCCTATCTGCGCGATGAGTTGAAAAATGCCAAAGCGACGATCTGGGGAAATTTCAAAGACATCAAAACCTATTTCCACCTGGCTAAGAGTGCTGGTATTACAGCACTGGATCCATTCGAGAACTTTGAGGCTCCGGAAGGAGAATCGAAACCCACCCCACTGTCCCAGCAGGAACTGGCAATGTTGATGCGGGAGTACTACAATCCGCAGATTACCCGGAGTGAAAAGCAGGTACTGAAGTATTTTCTTTTTGCCTGCTGTGGTGGAGGCCTCCGGATCTCCGACCTGATTCGCTCCACCAAAGAGAACCTGGTAGGAGAGGTGTTGATTTTCCAGCCCTACAAAACCCGCAAAAAAGGCAAGACCTTATACGTGCCACTCAATGACCTGGCATTGCGATTCCTGAAAGATAACTGGGATGATAATACCTCCCATCAACTTTTCCAGGTAGTCACTGGTCAGGGCAGTAACCGGATATTGAAGCGAATTGCTGAACGGCTGGGCATTAAAAAGAACATCACCAACCACGTGGCCCGCGATACCTTTGCCAGCATCTTTTTGGAACTGGGTGGAAGTATTGAAGTACTGCAGAGAATTTTAGGTCACTCTAAAATTTCAACCACTATGAAATACGTGGACGTGTCAGCGGAAAGGAAGCAACAGCAGATGCAAAGCTTCAATCAGTTGGCGGTTACCGTTGAGGCTGAAAGTATTTAGATATGAGTGATTTTTAAAGAAAGCACAAAATTATATTTCTCTATATAGTAATTTATACTAGTTTTGTATTTGGCACCTATTAACAAACCATTATGAATCCAGAGAAAGAAGAAAAATTCATTGCCAAAGCAGCTAAAGCCCTAGGCGACAAGCACCGGCTGATGATCCTGCAGGAAATCGCCAAACAGGGCAGCATCAATTGTACCCAAGCTCAACAGCTCACCAACCTGGCTCAGCCCTCCGTATCTTTTCACATCAAGCAATTGACCAATTGTGAATTGGTGGAAATCAATAAAATAGGAAGGGAAGTAAACCTGAGCATCAACCAGGATAAAATGCAGGAATTCCTTTCAGTGATTGGTCAGATACAACCTGTTGGCTAATGTTATCGGAGGCAAAACCTTAATCAGGAGCATTCATTATATGAGAAGGGATAGGCCCGGGGCTTTGCTTCGGGCTTTTTATATTTCCAGGAAAACACTTAATCAATAGGTTTTTAACTGGAAATATTAAAATGGGTAAATATTCCGTTCTACACCGTTTGATGGATGGTTAACTTTGTTTTTAACCAAAAGGAGATAGCTATGTTCACTATTTTTGTTCTCCAGAAAGGAAAGAGTGAGTTCGTAGGCTCAATTAAGGAAGTGCCTCTGCTGGGTAAGTGCCAAGCAACCAGCTCAGAAGAGTTGGTAGAACACTTTAAGAAAGAAATTAAGTTTCTTACTAAAGGTCGTCCAGATTTGAAGAGAGCCAAAATTGACGTGTGTATTGAAATTGTATGAACATAAAGAAACCTAAATTTTACAAATCGTCACGGTAGCCGGCTTTCTCAATGGCAGTGTGACCACCACTTTTTTCACGAAGTAATTCACGCCCAGCACCTGTCTGGGAGAGAAATAATCCATGCCAGCCAGGTCGCGGGCATCCAGCGCCACGGGTTGCTCAGTGGCATAAGTCCGGGCCCGGAAAGCGGCGTACTCCTTCCAGCATTGCTCATGCAGCCCGTAAGGGCCTGCCCATTGCAACACCAGTTGATTACCTTCCCCATCGTTATAGGTATTGCTTCCCTTCGGATAAGATCTACTGCCACTGGCCAGGCCGTGCCAGAACAGTAGTCGGATCCCGAATTTGGTTTCTCCCAGCCCAAAAAACGGCGAAACCCCTTTCTGCTGGGTATAGGGCAGGGTCAGACCGTTGCTCCCTCTTTCCAGCAGCGAGGAAAGCGCAACGGGGATTTCCTCTTCTCCGCTACCATAAGACTGAAACAGTTCGGGCAATACGCCGGCATCATTGGCTTTGGCTGTGGCATCGTCCTGTTCGGGCGTGAAAGAGAGCGTGACCTCACTGCCAAAGGAAAGATCGTCTTCGTAATCCGGATCTACCTTGCTGCTCCAGTCGGTCAGGCACTCGGTTTCCAGCACTTCCTTGATCATCCGGATGGTGAGCTTTTTTCGGGTCACATCGAACTGATAAGCCAGGGCAAAGGCATTGCGGAGCGCCGTCATGAATTCCTCCAGCGTGACCGATGGCAGGCATTTGGCGTAGTTCAGTTCCGGATTATAGGTATTGAAAGGGAATACAGTTTCCGGCGCTTGCCGGTCCATCGACTGCAGCGAGTAGATCAGCAGTCGCGCCACCAGGGGATTTTCCAGCCAGTCCCCTTCGACGGTATAGCCAAAAGAGGAGAAGATCCGCTCCAGGGCAAAGCGCAAAAACAGCATCGGGCTCAGGGTATAACGCAATGGCTGACCAGGCGTGTTATGTGCATAGCCGGCATCGTAATAATTCACGTAGCCTACGTACTGCTTATTTGCCTGGTCTCCCGTAGGCTCCCCATAGAAATGGGCATTATCAATCATTGGGAAGGCGTATTTATCCCCCGGGCCATTGTCGACAGTCGTATTGGGAAAGGGAGCGATTGTCTGGTAAATCACCCGGCTGAAATCTCCTTGCCGGTTCTGAAAAGCCAGAAAATCATCACTGCTATTGTAAAGATCCAGCCGTTCCTCCAACCGGAAAACAGAAACCACTCCGTTGACTGGCGTGATCACCAAGGCATTGCCGTAGGCCTGCGCCCGGATGGGTAGGTTGTTGTCATTGATGTAGGCCGAAAGCAACACCAGGTTGGTCGATTCTTCCTGATCGAGCCGGCTGCCCAGGTTGTCGAGTTCCCAGGAAACGATCTGGACGTTATCACGGTAGATCCAGTAGCGGCCGCGCAGTACCCGACCAAAAGCCGGATTGAAGGCCCCGATTTGCACTGCATAATGGTGAGAAGTCACCTGCACGGTGGGCAGGGTCTCCGATCCCAGGTCCAACTCTGGCAAAAGTTTGGTGCGGATGGTCTCATCCAGACCGCCCTCCGGAGAGATAAGGTTTACGCTGATATTACGCACCGTGACCGTACGGATCTCCATCAGGCATTCCCTCAGCAGACCCCCGTAGTAGAGGCCTACTGCATACTTTCGTTTCCGATCGGTGGCGCTTTGCCGGTGGTTCAGATAGCCCAGCTTGCGAACGTTGTGCGGTGTCCAGGGCAAAGTAAAGGGATACGAAAATGTACCGCCCCAAAGCTCAGTTTCAAACAGGGGAGAAAGCATCTCCAGCTGCAGGCTGGGATTGGGCCCCAGTTCCAGGGCCTCCCCGTCTTCCATACGTATTTCCAGCTCCCTCATTCCCCGCAGGTAAAGATGTAATAGATAATACCGTCTCCATCCACAGCGAGCACATAGCTGGTATTGGGCACTTGGTAATAGCCCCCATTGTTGGCCGGGATGGTCAGGTTTTCATCCTGGTAGAGCACTGTGCCCACCTGGAGCGTATCAGAAGGGGAATACAGGGTCGTGTCCCGGTCCCCGGGCAGGGCCGCGCAGGCTTCCGACTTGCTGGCATAGCGCCCGTAGACCGGATGGTCATAATGCACCGGTGGCGGGGGTGGCGGTTCGTCAATGGGGCAGGCCTCCTCATTGAGGATCGGTTCGATGTAATCCGGATCACCGGGCAGATTGGCTTTTTCCAGGCCGGTGGGTTCGCCGTCGGGCACGTCGGTATAGTATTCTTCGATGGTGTGGCTGAATTGATATCCGTTGTTGGCCATAAGGATGAATGTTAGCGTGGGTTACCGTAACCGGTGGTGATGGAAATGGTATAATCGGCCTCCTCGTTGACAGAGAAGGTCACCGGGCCGGCCGTATAGTTTTGAACAACAATGCCATTCTTGGAAATGGCAATCCGGTACCCGACCGGAACACTGACGGTAATACTACCAGAAACCGGGTGCTGAATGGCGGTGAATTTCTGGGTCAGGGCACCCAGCACGGAGCTGTTCACCGACCAGGTGGTGAGCGTATTGATTACCTGAATGGTAATGGTGGCATTGGTGGTGCTGGCCAGCTGGCAAAGCTGCTCATTGGGGCCGGCATCGACCCAGCGCAGACCCTGATTGGTATCCGGATTAACGTCCTTTTGCTCTTTCTGCGTGGTGGCATCGGTGCGCGGAGCGGCGAATTTGCAGCGCACGTTGCCCGTATCCTGCCAGTTGGGCAGGCTGTTAGGATCCGTGCCTTCCGGCACGCAGAATTCGGTACCCGGCTTGAATCGCCAGGCGGTGGGCCGTACCACCGGTGGCAGTGCCCGGGGCATCCTGCTGAAGTTGCGCTCCTGATGCGAGAGCCGGAATTTGAGCTTAGCGGCAACGGTATTGGGCTTGCTGTCTTTGCTGGTGAGTTCCTTACTGACCAATTCCACGGCCATCAGGCCCCGGTGGTTCAGCTGGTAGATCTCCTTGGAATAAAATAACTCCTGCAAATACTCCACCCACTCGCGCTGATTTTGGCGGAAGTAGCCGGTATTGGCCAGGATGTCGGTGTCTCCGGAGAGATAGGCCGGAAAAGAAGCACCGAAACTACGGCCGTAGTTATAGGGCGTGAACCGCTTGCCGGCTTCGCGCTCCGTGACCAGGTTCTCCAATAGATTGCCGGTGCAGCGCAGGGTATCGAATCCACCCAGGGAATTGCGGTACAACCAGTAGCTGACTTCATCCGGACGAAAGTAGCGGCGATCTACCTGGTAGGTCCGCACTTCGGAAATGCGCTCATCGGCCTGATTGGTCACGTAGACGGCGTATTTCCGGATCTGCTTGCCTTCCGTGATTTCTTCCGTGGCCAGTTCCAGGGCCCTAAAGCCCACCGGGAAGCAGTATACCTGGTAAGCTTTGGGCAGAGCCAGTGTCTGAGCCAGTAGGTTTTTGCTGGTACCATCGTCGAAAGTGAATTCCACGCACAGCTTCAGCTCAGTAGGCAGGGGCGTGAAATTGGTGAGCAGGTACAAAAATTCCGGCTGCCAGGTATCGATCCACTTGCCATCGGGCTGCCAGGTGAGAAACTGGGCCGTTTCTTTCAGCCAGGTGACAAAGAAAGAAGTAGCATTATCGGCAAAATCTGAGAAGTTGAGTCCCCCTTTGAGGGCATAATAAACGGGCGTAGCGGCCGGGGTACCCACCGGGGTATCCACGCCTTGGGTAACCCGGCTTTCGATCCGGAAGGGCAGTACAGCGCCCGGGCAGGGCGTAATGACCTGAGTATCCCAGTCGGGAGCTTGCGATTCCAGTGCCAGCAGGGCTTCCAGGATGTCTTCGTAATAGATGGTAGCCCCTTCCCGGATGGTCACCGATCCGACCGTTTTGGGTGGTTTTTCCCGGGCTTCGCGGGTGGTTTCTTTCACGAAGTTGGTAGAAAGCCAGGCTTCGGGAACGAACAGATCGGCAAAATACCTCAAGGTAGCCCGTTCCTCTACATTAGCCGGAGCGGCCGGAATCAGATGAGCCAGCGGATTGTGGGCCAACCGCAGGGGCAGATACGAAAGGGAGACTAAGGGCGGAATCATTTAGTGGCTTTTTTTACCCCAGCGGCCACTTTTACTTGGTCCATCCGGGAAGTTTCCTTCTGATGATAATCGTAATCGAAAATGGCAAAGTTGGGCACCGGGTTCTCCAGGTTGTAATTCATCCGTTCCAGGTTGGCGTTGAGCTTGCTTACCCAGGCCGGTTCGGTGCTGTCCGTACTGCCCGACGTCGCGGATCCAGAAGCCGAAGAGCTCGCAGCGGAATAGCTGAGAGCCGGGGTAGCCGTCATTCCACCGCTGGCAAAGCCGCGCATGCGGATGGCCTCCAGCATCCCGACTGTATCGGCCACCAGGGGATCCTGCAACATCCAGTTGGGAACAATGTACTCCGAACCCTTTTCACCCACCAGAGCCAGGTACGGCCGGTTGACGGCCCCTCCCTTGGATATGTTGTTAATCGGTCCAGTACCGCCACCCTCGGCAAACTCTGGAATGGGGGTAGCTACGACCTTGGCAATGTTCACCGCTGACATAGCGGCCGTAGCGATTGCCGTCGGAGAGAAAATACCCAGCGGGTTCTGGCTGGCCTTGATCAAAGCCAGGGCCCCGGCCATAATGGCCTGGGCTACGTTATTGGCTTTTTCGGATTCGGCCTGCTTTCTTTTCAGCTGACGGGTTTTGGCGTCGTAATTGGCTTCAATGGTGGATTTGGCCTTTTCGTACTCTTCTTTGGAGACCCGGCCGGCTTTGAGCTCACTGTCTAGGCTCCGGACCCGGCGCTGTTTGGCCCGCTCTTCCTGGGACTGCTCTTTGTCGAGAGAAATCTTTTTGAAATCGAACAGATTAGCAACGCCAGCCTGCATATAGCCCATTACCTGCTCGGCCACCTGCTTATCGCGCTCGATGCGCTTGAGCCGGTATTCTTCTTCCAGGTTATAGACATTCTGCTGGTGTTGGTCCTCCAAAAGGAATAATTCGTCGATCAGCGCCTGCTTTTTGGCCTTTTCCGCTTCAATGACAGCGGTAGGTTCGATGGCATCGGGATTTTTGAGCTTTTCCCGCTCGTAATCCCGCTGGATTTTATCCATCTCCCGCTGCTGGGCCTCAATTTCCCGCTGTTTGGCCCGGGCCTTCTCCTCGTATTCGGTTTTCATCCGGAAGGATTCGGCCAGGTGCATAGCCTCCTCATTGCGGGAATTCTTCAGCCGGTCGTAACTGAGTTTGGCCTGATTTTCATCCATCGCGGCATAGGCAATGGCGATGTCAGCCCGTTTCTTAGCCGTATCCGAAGCGATGCGAACGGCCTGCTCAGCCATTTTCTCGGAAGCAGCCCGGCGCTTTTCAGCGAATTCCTTATCAATTTCGAGCAGGTCGTGCTCCAGCTTCTTGCCTAAAGTGGTCAGGATGTCGTTTTTGACCTCGGCACTGGCCTTGGAGTTGGCCACCTCGGCCATTTCCTGCTGGGCTCTCCAGTTGGCCTGGGCAATCTTGCGCTCCTGCTCATTGGCAATCAGCTCAATTTCCATCGCGGCCTTGCGGGCGTAGTAGTCCGCTTCCAGCTTCAAGCGATCGGCCAGCTCCTTTTCGGCTTTCTTCCTGTCAGCATCGGATAGAATGGAAGGCATATTCTCATTTTCCCAGGATGGATTGGCCGCGGCCAGAGTGATAGGTTTATCGGGCTGAATGCCTTTCATCTCGTTGATCAGGCCCCTGGTACCGTCCGCTTTGCGCTGCAGCAAGGCCAGTTCTCCTTGCAGACGTTTGATTTCATCACCGGTAAGCTTTACCTCCTGGGTAGCCAGGCCGCGCCGGTCGGTTTCCAGCTTCCAGCCGCGTTGCAGGGTCTGCTGAGCCAGGAAAATGCTGGATTCAATGGATTTCAGTTTCTGCTCATTGGCTTTGATGGCCGGGGCATTGCGGACTTCTTCCACTTTGCGCATTTCTTCCACGAAGGCCCGGGCCTGGGTAGTATTGAGTCCCATTGCGTTGCCGTACTTGTCAAACTCAGTAATGGCTGTGGGAATGGTTTCGGAAACCTGTTTGATGATTCGCTCTAATTCCGCCTGTTCATCCTTATTGAGCGTGGTTTTTCCTTTCAGCTCATCGTAACGGTTAAGCAAGGGCAGGGTATTTTTTTCCAGGCTGTTGACCGCGTCCCGCTGCTCGAAAAAAGCATCGGATAGCTGTTCGGCCTCCGATCGGAGATCAAACAATTTGGTCATCTTGCCCAGCACATTCTCCAGTCCATCCATCACAGTGGTACTGACCAGTCCTTCGGAAAAGAACTTTTTAATCTTCTCCCAACTGGCAGCCGCATTCTGGTTTTTGGTATTGAACTCATCCATAATGGAGTTCGTGTTCTGGAGGGCATTATTGGAAAGGGCTACTTTTTCGGCCAGCAACCCGGTATTGCTGCCTAGCTTGGCGATCACCTCCGAAGCGCCGGCCCCGTCGAGCTTCATCGCATCCAGGATCTTGGCAAAGTTGGTAGCCGAAGCGCTGCTTTTATTCGCCCCTTCCACCACTTTGGTAAAAGCGGCAAAAATGTCTTTATCAATCAAGGCTTTGAAGTCCTTGGCACTCATCCCGGCTACCTGGGCAAAAACCTTCGGTGAAGAAGCCATTTTCTGTAGAATGCCAGTAATGGCCGTTCCCCCGCGCTCGGTAGACACGTTCAACTCCTGAAGGGTAGCCGACAGGCCCAGCACTTGGCCGGAAGTCATGCCCAGGGTAATGCCCACGCCACCAATCCGGGAAGAAAAATCGGCAACGACCGGGGCAGTTGCCGATCCGGAAGCGCCCAGTTCATTCAAGGCATTGCCAATCCGGAGCATATCCTGATCGACTTTCTTGCTTTTGATATCGGTGAAAATATTACGAAGTGCCCCGGTGGTTTTGGTTACTTCCTCCACGCCGCCCGAAAATTCATCACCCAGGGCCACGTTGAGCTTATCGGTGGCTACGGTAAAATCCTCAATTTCTTCTTTGGCGATGCCCAGCTGGCCACCCACGGCTGCAATCTGACGCAGTTCCTCAGTAGTGGAGCGGGTATCAACCTTGCGGAGTTCGCTGTTGAGATCTTTTACCTCCATTTTAGTCATGCCGGTGGTTTTCTGGATGTCGGCCAGTTCATCGCTCAGTTTCAGGGTATCGGTAAAGACCTTGGCTCCCTGGCTCAGCAGCGCCTGCATACTCACGTAACCAGCAGCCATTGCCCCAAAGGAAGCCATCGAAGATTTGAGGGGATTGAAAGCTTCGGTACTACCCTTGGAATCAGCTCTCCGAGCAGCCATCGTTCCGTTTACCTCCTGTAGCTTTTTATTCAGCTCATCGTACCGTTTAGTGCCTTTGGTGACGTTTTCCAGTTCACCGTTCAACTCCCGGGCGTAGGATTTCATCTGCTTCATCGTCATCCCGGCCGTGCCCATTTCGGTACGCAGATCCGCAATGCGTTTCTGCACCGTATCGAGCCGGGAAGCGCTTTGCTTATACTCCTCGGTATCTTTTTTAAGACCTTTGATGGTTTTTCTGAGGTCACCGGATTCCATCTCCAGCTTACCCAGCTCACTAATGGCCTGTTTGCCATCAAGGGTAAGGGAGGTCTGGACGCGATCTTCTTTTACAGCCATAGCTTAGTTTTTCAGGGGATTGACAATAGCCGCAATGGCCTGCTCGGAGAGTTTGGCGGAGACTACGCCGTTGAGGGCACTCAACCGGCCATAGAAAGCCCGGGAATACCATTTTTTTGGCTTCCGACCCTTTTTCTGGCCGCGTATGATGTCACCGTTGGATTGGATGGATTCTATTTTTCTACGCCGGCCAGCCCCCATGTCACGGTAGCGGCCGCGCATCAGGAAGGATAGATCATAGCCAATTTGGGCACCGGCCTGCTGGTAGACCCGATTGCGCACGGAAGCGAAAAGCTCATCAGTTATACCAATGCCCATCGCTTTCATCTGCTGCAGCAGGATCTGATCGGTACGGGTTGCCCATTCCTGAACTACTTGAAATACTTCCGAAAATGAGGAATCGGCCATCTAGCTTCGTTTTTACCCGAAACTAATAGGTGAGGAAGGGGCTGGAAAGGACAGGATTTACTCCGGAAGGAAATCGTCTGGATTGTATACCAGAGGAAGGGAGTCATAGACCTGGAAAGTAAAGCGGTACCCAAAGCAGTTATCGAAGATGGGACCTACTTTTTCGTACTGTACGGAATTGATATCAAAATTCTTCAGTGCCACCGGTGCCAGGCCGCGCTGCCTCCGCTCAGCATCGAAGGCCATTTTCGCTACCACCTTCATTCCAATCACCTTCGCCTGGTCGCAGATCTGGGTTTCCATGACAAAATTGTCGTTCCCGCAATTCTTGACAATCATAAATGCGCAGGTATTGTTATCGAATACCTGGTCGTAATTATTGGCTCCCAGGTTCCCCTCAAAGCTCTCCAGGCACAGACAGAAATTATTCAAATCCAGGGTAGACCTCAATCCGGAAAACACCTCCTCGATGTTGAAGCGGGTAAACCGCTTTCTGGCTTCGGTATGGCCAATCTCCTTCAGGCGGGTGGCGATATCGAGAAAGTAATCCGTGTAGGCTTGTAGTTCCATTACTGTTGGTTTTTAAGGGCTTCTAAACGTTCCTGTAATTCGTCACTCTCCTGAATGGCCATATCTAGATCGATCAGCACAGTCCCGAGCGGCTGATGGGCCGTCCGCTCGTATTCATTCACCGAACCGGCCAGGCTGCGGAGCACGTGACCCCAGCCCCGGCCCTTGGCATCGCCGTCTTTGGGTTTGCGAAAAACGTTGGAGTACTGCTGGAGAATGAGCGCCCGGCAACCATCGTAATACAGAAATACCGCCTGTCTGGTGGCCAGTGGCAGCCGGCTTACTTTCTTTACCCGGCCGGCCAGCAGGTGATCATTGTACTTCTCCCGGATATCGCCGTCAAAGTCAGGAGAGTCCGGGTCGTAGTCCTTCCGTTTGGGTCGGTATAGGATGGCCACCAGCAGATTCAGTGCTTCCTCATTGCGGGTTTTGGCGTAGCTGATGTAAGCGCCCTCCGCTTTGATGAATTCGACGAAAGAAAGGTTGGCCAGCTCATCGGCCGGGCCGTAGAGCTTAATACTGAAAGGCCCAAAGCTGGGTACCTCCAGTAGCGGTAGTAGCTGTTTGGTCAGGGAGTTGGTGCCCTCCAGGATCCAGTCGGCCAGCATTTCCATATCGTAACGGCTTTCGTCCGAAATACTAAACAGAAAATACCACTGCAAACGCAGGCTCCTGGGCACGTTCAGCAGGGATAGCAGCAGCCGTACCCGGGCTTCCGGAAGGGGTATTTCCGCGTGCAGGATGCCGGCAATCTCTTTCAACTGTACGGCCGAAAGCTCATTGTACAAGCATGGTACCTGGTAGAATTTCTGGTTGATATAAACGCCGTTCATCGTTCCTGGTAGTCGTAGAGGCTATCGGCTTTGATTTCAAAAAGCAGCAAGTACTGGCCTTTCGATTTCTTCATAAAGGCGTACCGGTCTTTGTCGATTTTTTCAAAATGGCCACCAAGGCCCGCGCACCCGGCCAAACCGGTCAGCAGTAGCAGCCACCGAAGCGTTTTGTAGATTTTCATAAAAGGATAATGATTACAATCACAAATAACACGATGCCAAGGAAGGTGAGTCCTTTGGCTAAGAGGGATTGCCGGTGCAGCTGACGGTCTTTGTGTTTGATCTCCTTGTGCTGAAGATCGATCATCCCATCCAACTGCGCCACCAGGCTATCGCGCTCCTGGATCTTTTGCTGCAGCAGCATGATCTCGTTTTCCCTCAGTAGGGTAATGGAGCGCTGGACTTCTACCTTGGTAGATAAGGAGGATACTTGCTTATCCTTTAGCCCGATTTCCTGCTTATCAAATTCCCCGATCGTGATCAGCTTGGCCAGCTCTTTCAATTGTCTCGCTGAAAAGACAAAAGAGGTATCCGCCCCTTCAACAATCACGCGCGGCTTGAGCGTACCCAGCTGAGGTACATTGTTGCGATGCGGCCTGGTTCCCTGTGCCTGCTGGGCCTGGGCAGCGCTGGCCAGCCAGATCAATCCCGCTATCAATAGAAACTTTTTCATTTTTTCCTTACTGATTTACTCTTGAAAAATTCGACCAGCTGCTCATTGGTGAAGCCGTCAATGGTTTCCATCGCTTTACTGCGATTGGCTTTCAATTCCTGCAGGTCTTTGATGACCTGAGCCACGGTCTGATCCTGCTTTAGACTTATTTCCTGCATGCGTTTCACTTCCCGGTGCATGGAATCAATCTGCGCTTCTTTTACCTGGTCTGACACGCGCAGGGAGTCCCGAAAGTCCAGGATTTCTCGTTTGACTTTTTTAATTTCCGATGAATTGTCTTTGACCTGTTTGACCTGCTGCGTGTTGATGATCATCAGAATGAACGTGACTCCGGCCAGGCCAATCTGCAGGTGCGTGCCCATCACCTGGGCACTATTCCGTAATTTCTTTTTCAGGCTCGACCAGGCCAGGCTCAACAGGCTCAGCAGGACTTTCAGGATTGTTTTCATTGAGTTTCATGGAAATTTTCGATTCGATAAGTTGAGCCACCAGCGGACTGATGATACCAATTTTTGAAAACTGCTTTACGATGAGAATAATCAGGGCCGAAAGCAGCACCGCAAACACCAGCTGAGGCAGGTAGAAAAACCAAGAATTGTATTTGGCGGATCCGGTAGCGATATACAGCAGAATAATCGCTCCCAGGCTGTTGCCGTGGGTGGCCAGTAGTTTACGGCCGGTGAGTCTCCAGGAGAGCTGGCCAGCTTTGTAGTGCAGCCACAGTTCAGCGCCCAGTGCCACGTGGTAAGCAATCAGCATAAAGCCGATCGCTTTCGGTTCCTGCCAGACGTAAGCCTGCACGAAAGCCACCAACCAGTTCAACGACGTAGCCACAATGGGCTCGGCCGTCGAACTGGTGACTTTGGAAAGTGCCTGGAGTGAATCCTGCTGCATTTTAAGTGTTGTGTTCGGTATGCTGCTTTTCGATGTCTTTAGCCACCTGTTCCAGCCGGACCATGCATTGAGCGATGAGCTCCAATTTTTCCTGATCCGTGATGTCCAGGCTCATAATGCCTTGGATGGAGTAAGCCGGTCCGGTGACCCGGTGGTTGAGCTGGAAAAGCAGCTCGCGGTACAATTTTTCAAAATCGGGACGGGCTACCCTGGGCCGGCCGGCTCCCCATCGCTTTCCCGTCATTATTTAGGCAGCCACTTAGCGCGGTTTGTCCATCCTTTGATGAATTCTTCCTGGGTGGGATCTTCTTTCACCCTTGAGTCGTAATAAGCCTTCTGCTGAACGCAGTACACCTTCAAGATGTCGGCTTCGGGATGCTTCCCGCATTCAGCCAGCGTGACATTCCCTATCAGGCCATCGGCTTTGATCCGACTTCCCAAGGCATTGAGCGATTGCTGCAGCAGCACGTGTGCCCGCGAATGACCCGCATTGACGGCCGTATCGAAGATTTTAACTGCCAGCCTGCCAGGAAGCTGGTCGTAGAATGGCCTCCAGAAGTTTTGCCAGTAAATTTCGATCGCGTTTTCCCGGGTGAGTCCCTTGATGTCGAGCCAGTCGATCTGGCCATCGCCGTTGAGGTCTTTTTTAATGAGCTTCAAAAAACGCAGACTGACGCCCCAATTGGTGGCTCCCCCTTTGTCATTGACGCGGTTATTGTAACCACCTTCGTGGATCAGGATATCCTCCACGGCTTTTAAGAATCGGGCAGTTTTCATATTAAAAGACGTAGAGGCCACTTTCCGGATCATTCTGATAAAGCCTGTGCGCCTGGGATTGATAACAGGGACTGTCGCGGTACAGCGGGTAGGCATCCAGATCACTCTCCAGCAATTCCCGGATCTGGGCCAGGTAGGTTTGTCCATCAGCCTGCGCCTGGCATTTGAGTCGCTGCAGCTGGGCATCGGAAGCCGGCTCCTTGCCTTTGGTGTAAGTGGAGCCGGTGTTGTTGGCTACCTGAATGCCGTTTTCTGACTGGATGAGGGAAAGCTCATCAACGGCCCGGGCCATGGTCAGGTGGGCTACGGCCGGGCGGATTAGGTCGAGTAGTGCCTTATTGGGGTCACTGATCTCTCCGGAGAGAATCTGACTCTTTAACTCCGCAAAAAGGGGCTTGCAGGTGAGGGGAAGAATGGAAAATTCCTCCACTTTCTTCATCTGTGACCGCATTGATAGAAACATGCGCCGGCTTTCGTTGATCCAGACGAATTCACTGAATTGCCGGGCCGTATTGATGAAAAACTGCTTTAAGACGGTATAAGCCGTGGAAGAAGCCCAGGCCGGGAAAAGCAACTTCTGCTCCTCTAAATATTCCAGCATCGGGTCGATGGAATCGTAGCCGGCATTCAAAAAAGAAGCCTGCAACTCATCGATTTGCCACTGGGCCGGTGGTTTCTTGTCTTTGGAACCTGGCTGCTGAATGCCGGAAGCGGCTATCTGTAGCTGGCCGACCGGTACGAACAAGGCCAGCGCGAAATGAGCCAGCGGCATGCGCACCTTATCGAGGAGTTTTGCCTGAGCACTGGAGAGGGCATCCGCCTGGTAGGCCACGCGCAGTTCGGTGAACTGGTTCACGCCCAGGTAAGGCATCAGGAATTTGACCTCCGCTTGTTGAATGTAGGGCTTTACGGCCGCAAAATCGAAGGTGACGGTGGCAGGAAGGTATTCCTTCAACTCCTGCGTAGTTTTAAATAGGGCCATTATTCAGTCGTGGTAGCGCGTTGTTTGGGAGAAACTTTGTCGAGCGTTTGCAGGAAAGGCTGCTTGAATTTGAATTCCAGTTCCGGATCCCAGCCATTGTAGTCACGGATCAGGTACAGCGGCGAAAGGATGATGTCGGCGTGGATCTGGCACATCGACAGGTACATATTGAAGGCCTCCCGTTTATCGGAGCCGCTGCCAGAACCCATATTCTTACCGGGTGCCGAGCCGATCAGCGTGCCATCCACGCCCAGGGCGTAGAGCAGGTGGGCGGAGGCTTCCTGACTGTCTTCGATGTAGGCACCACTCTGCAACTTGTCATCGATGGCCGTGATTTTCCAGCCGGGAAATTCCTTGCCGGTTTTGGGATCACTCTGCATCATCGTGATGATGGCTTTGCCGGCATTCTTAGCCCCCGACATCATATCATTGAAGCGCTTCAGCTCTTCCTCCATCTTCTGCATCTTGATCGGCTGAGGATAGGTAGCCCATTCTTTGCCGTACTTTTTCTCCCAGTACCACTCGGCAATCTCGATGTGATACTTCACCGTGATCTGGTTCTTCATCAGGGCCTGCTTGAATTCGGGCAGGTAGTTGGCAAAGCCCAGCCAGCCGGATTCGATGATGGAATGCCAGTCGGCCAACTGATAGTAGACCTTTCCGGAAGAGGGATAAGAGAGTGGGTAGATGTATTTGTGATCACTACCGTTCTGAAGGAAGGCTACCGGATCATAATAAGGGTCCAGTACCGGTACCTTGGTGGTAAGGTCGCTGTCTGCGTTCTCATTGTTCTCCCAGTTGGCGTTGATGTAGCAGTTTTCGACCAGACCGGTCTTTTCATTCTGCACTTCCCAGCGGCAAAACTGGGCGTCCTGAGTAGCGAGGGAATTGATTTTCTTCCGATCAGCGGAAAGTACCAGTTCCGGAAACCCGTGGTAGAACCAGTAAAAATCCTTGATCGCTTCGATCAGGTAGAGGTGCAGGCCGCTGGTGCGCCGAAAGGCTTCAAAGTCAGTATCCCGAGCCGGTTTAAACTTCTCGTTCCCGTTGTCATCGTAAGATGTTTTTCCGGTAATCAGCCCGCCGGCGTACAGTGCCCGGGCTTTCCAGTCAAGGGTTGATGGTACCAGGGTGTTTTTCCGACAGGCCGCTACTACTTCCTGGGGAAAAAGATTGTTGTCGCCCCAAATGGCCACCTTGCCGGAACGAGTGGCCGAACTGGGTTTCACCTGGGGAGAGGTGGGAGTGGGCATTTTGTTCTTGCCCGAAGCGAGTGAAACGCTTACCTGGTGATCAACCAGGTAAGCAGCCTGCAGGTCGCCCGATATCTGTACGCTGCTCATAAGTGCGTTTCTTGTCCGTTAAATTGAGTGATGAGCCAGATGTGGCACTTGCGGATTTCGCCATTGGGAAAAAGCAGGTTTCGTGTGCCGTTGTCCCATTCGTTGGCCGCTTTGGCTGGTGAAGACTGATTGGATCTGGATACGCGCTTTTTGTGGCGGGCCAGGATGACGCCTTCAGCGGTGATGATCTCTCCACCGGTCAGGCGATTTTCGTCGCAGGTGGTAAACTGCAGGGAAAAAGGAATGGCATTGCCGCGATGATCGCGTAACTCCATTTTCTTGAGCGCATCTTTGATCGAGATTGTATTCACAGGCCAAACAGGGCTAATCCAATACTGTTGGGCAGTGAAGGTAGAAGAGAGCAGTGGGGTCAGAAAGGACAGGTAAAAGGCCCCGAACGGCAAGTATAAATTTCCTTAATTGCAGAAAAGGTTTTCAGTGCAAACAAGACTCACCTTATACCCGCGCTTTGAGGATCCCATTGAGTTGGTGATTCAATACCTGCCTGCGCTGGATGGGGCCCAATGTGAGGGATGGTGGAATGTAGACCACAACGTGATCGCCCTGAGCTGGAGAATGTACAGCCAGTTTCAAAAAATAGAGCAGCAGTCCGAGAAGAAGGCTTTCTTTCAATCCCTGCGGAAAGTTTCCGCCACACAGATCAGTTAAATCAGTACGCCATTCTTTAGTCTCCGACCGGTGAGCTCGCAGATATCCACGTGAAAATCGCCATTCTTCTCTCCTTTAACCATTTCATAACGGCGATCAATGCCGGCAACAATATCGGTCAGCTCGGCTCCCTTGATTCGGAACTCGTAGCCAATGGATTCAGAAAACAGAATCAGGCGCTGCAGGCGAATCTCCTGCACCTGCTCAGATGGAATAGGGGATTTTCGCATAAATAGAGGTGTTTTTGTTTGAAAATAGCCCAAAAAAGAGGAAAGTAAAGCCTTTCGCAACAAAAACTTAGTAAAGGCTTATTCATCAGGCTTTTATCCGGTTTGAACTCTATTCAACTGAATGAAACCACACTGCGCACCACGTCCCGCGCTGTCGCGTTTCAGCAATTGCCGGGGCGGTTTTTGACGATATATGAGGATAGGGGCCTTAAAACGGCCATTGACCTGCTGCTCGGCCTGGTGGAGGTCGGGTGGCAGGTCAATGCGATATGATAGAAGGATTAAAGGATCATCGTATCGAAGAACTCACCCTCAGCCTTCCCGATGTTAGCTCTTAGCTTGGCGTAGATAAGCGTATCAGCGGCTTCAGTCTGGTGGGTAGCCTCCTGGGGAGGTACCCCGGAGCTGGGCTTCTCCGAACTCTTATCCTTGGCAAAGAACTCGCCTTTCTTGATCACTGCAGCCTGCTTGGCCGCAACGGACCAGCTACCGGCATTGGTGGTGTTGTAGCCAAAGCGTGGCAATCGACTATCCTGCCCTTGTAGCAGGTTACCCCAGAGCAGGTAGCGGGAATGGTGGGAAGGTGCCTGGCCAATGTAGTGGGGTGTCACGTGCCAACCCAGGTCAGTGAGGCCCTGGATCCACTCATCCGAGTAGGATAGATCAGTGGATGCAGTACCGGCAATTGCCGTGTGGTCGTAGTAGTAGTTGATGTAGCGGCTCTGATGGTACTGGTAGTAATCGTGGAACTTCTGGATACAATCCTTGAGCAGTAAGGGGTTGAGTACGTAAATACTATTCAATAGCCGATACTCCCATCCCTTATTGTGGTTCTCCTGCCCTACACATACACAGTTGATAGAGTTGTTATAGTCACAGGCAATATCCAATGGCTCGTAGGGCTGGACATCCCCATCCCATCTACAATCCTTCTTGAAGTCTCTTCTATAGCCCGTGCCGTACAGATTGTCAATGTAGCTATAGTTGGCCATCTCGTAGCCGTGCTCATCTTCATTGAGCAGGCCATAGAAGCCGTTCTCAATGGCCAGGATCTGCTTATTGAGGACCGATATCTGGAAAGCCAGGTCGGAAAGGGTACGCTTAAACTGTTTGATGGGAGAAAGGCCCAGGGCGTGAATGTTGTCCAGGGTAGAAGCCAGGCTAAAGTAAACGGTTTCCTTGCGGAGCTCATTGAGATACTCCTGAAACTGATTGAGCCGGCTCTGCAGCTTTTTTCGGGTCGCCTCGCTGGCCGCTTGCATCTGGGCCTGTAGCTCAATAATCTGGCTTTGTACCATCAGAATGGCCTCAATGGTTTCCGGCTCCATCATCTCCTGATACTCCAGCAGCCATTTTCCCTTGCTTGTGGTAGGCATATCCGAACAGAACAGGAGCGAAAGGTAATTGCTCAGGTGGCCGAACTTATCCGCGTGGCCAGCCATCGTGAGCAAAGCTTCGTTATCCAGCTTTTCCTTATTGAGGAATTTGGCCTCGTCACCGGCTCCCCACTGGGTACGCACGCCATTGATGGTGCCGGGCCGGTCCTGGCTCACCAGGTAGATGCCGGATCCGTTGTACCACTGAATATAGTGCTCAGCCTTCAGCGGGTGCCTCCAGGCTTTGGGCCATTTGTAGTAATCGGGAGCAAAACGCCTTACGCAGTAGTGGATGCCCTCCACGTAGCCCAGCTTCTCCCAGCCGGCAATCAGCGGTGGCAGCGTCCGGGTCAACAACTGCTCATAGGTGGTACCCAGCAGAAAGCCGTTTGACCGGGGCATCTTGTGAATGTTGTCCAGGGTAAAGAAAGCCATCGGGCCTTCCGTCTTGCCCGTGGCCCGGCCCCAAATGCATACGTTAATCGAACAGTTAATCAGGTGGAAAAGCAGCTGAGGAACGTTGTAATGAAGCTTTTGGCGGTCACTCATCATTATCTACGATTTGGGCGTCTTCAATCGAAAGATCCTTTTTCCGCTTGGTGGCAATGAGCTTCTGTACCTGGTTTTCCCAGTTGTCAGGCAGCGGATTATTAAGCAGCTCCGGAAAGAAGCCCACGATCCATTGGGGAGGCTGCAAACGGCTGAAGTCGGGTACCTCCTGATCTTCCTTCTCGAATCCGGAATTCTTTCTAAGTTCAGCCACGGCCCGGATATAAGCCTTGATGTCTTTTTCCTCCTCGGCCCAGTCCAAGGCTTTGTACACCTTTTGCAGGTGCACGTGGCGCATATAATCCTTCTGATTGCGGTGAATGGAGCCATAGACCTGCATGGCGCTGTCAAAGTCGCGGTAGACCGTTGCCTGGTCGATGTTGAATTTGAGCTTATGCAGACTAATGGAGGTTTTACAGATACCGTGCTTTTGGATGAGGTTATCGGCAAATTCCCAACGCTCGACGCGCTTTTTGACATGATCGGGCAGTGGATAGGCTTCCGGATCCCCGATGTGGCGGAGGTAGATATCGACCTCTGCGTATTTGCTTTCCTGCTTAGGCATCTTTCAGCCTCCTTTCCAGTTCGTCCCGCTCAACGATCCAGCCGGCCACGTCGTCCGCTCGTTTGGGATTACCTTTGTGCTTGGAAATGTAGGTACGCACGTTTCTGAGCCGCTCCATCATGACTACTGGCTCGGCCGGTACCAGTGGCAATTGACTTGGATCCGCTGGGCGGCATTCCGCTGCGGGCTGTGGAAGCTGTCCGGTCTGCTCGAATTGCTTGATCTGCGCCCAGTACTGGTTGACAAGGCGGAAGTTCTTCCTGATGGCCAGGGCGTGCCGAAAACGCTCTTCGTTGCTGGCCAGCAACGTCAACTGACTGTGCAGCCGGGCGCTCTCTTTATAGAGCTTGCTGCGTTGTTCAATCAGCTGGGTGATTTGCTCCGGCAGTACTTTTTCGGATGGGGTAGAAACGGCCGGGTTTGCGGGGTACACAGATATACCCCTCAAACCCGATGTCTCGGGGCGGGCAAAAACTGCCAACAGCTGAATCTCCTCCAAGAGTTTCGCTCTGGTATAGGGAGAATCGCCTGTTTTCAATAAACGCAACAGAGGCCCGTTTCCGCTACCGGATTGCTCCAGCAGGGCCAGGCCTTCACCGTAATTTTGCTCCGATCGGAGCCAGTTAGAAATAGCAATTGCCGACATATACCCGAAGGTAATTGCCGGCAATCGTGCCCGAAAGGACTCTAAAAGCTACGCTTCCCGGGCTTCTTTAAACAGCCAATGGAAGTGCATTTGATCAATGATCACGTAGGTATAGCCCAGTTTGCTTAATAGATCAAACATATCCTTTCGACCATATAGGCCGCTGGGATAGTGCTTTTGCAACCGGTCGTAGACTTCCCGGGTGGTCAGCGTAAAATCAGCCTCCGGAAGGGATTTGGCCGGCTGAAACTGCAGCTTGACGAAAGCCATGATTTCCTCGACCTTAGCCAGGCGATCCACCCTACTGTCTTCCGGAATGTCCTCCTCACTTTTTGCCTTCTTGGCGGGCTTTTCGGCCTGTTCCTTCACAAAAAACGTTTTTCCCATAGTGGTAGCGAATAAAAAAAGCCTGAATCAGTTGACCAGGCTTTTTGAGTAACATCAAACAAACTAAAACGATAAATGTCCTATTAAGCCAATTTCGTTTTCTTATCTGCCACTTTCTTCAAATAAGGGCAGCCATCCGCGTATAGCTTTTCAGCCAGTTCCAGTGATACCGAACGGAGATCAACGTTCCCGTAGTGGGGAACGTTGATCAGGCCGGGTACCACTCCAATTACTTCGAATTTCCCCTCCAGTGCCGGAGAGGCTTTCACGGTTTCCCTCATAGCTGGGAAGGATTAAGCAGCCGGCGTAAGCGGCACAGCAGCCGTGTAGAAGGGAGCAATCCGGCCTACTGACATAAACTCAGCAGTAACGGAAATTTCGTCTTTTACTGCACCACCCGATTTGATAGTGAACTTCTCCAGGGAAGCTGGCAGACCTTCCGATCCCAGTACCCGCTTTTTGCCATTGATGTGGCTCACAATCAGTACCAGGTCACTGTTCTTTACCTGCTCGATCCAGCCTAAAATTTCGTCTTCGTTGCCGGCCCGCTTCAAGGTGAGCTTGTTTTCCGCTGAGCGGCTATCGCGCTCACCTACGCCTTCGCTATCCAGGAAAGGGGTTAGCAGCGTGCTCTGGAACTGCCAGAACTTTGTGCCCGTCTTCATTACGAAGGGATCAGCGATCGTCACCTTCTCCGCCAGGGTAGTGGGGTTGGCTGGCACCTTGGGGAAGGTAGCTATGTCGTGATACAGTGTCCAGTAGGCAAATACCAACAAACCGCCGTCGTTATCACGTCCGTCGGTCCGGAGCATATCTTTAAAAATAAGAGCCATAATAGTCTTTATTGAAAATGTTAAACCATTGAAAGAAGACCAGGCGCTTTAAGCCTTTTCCTCGATCTTTTCGAGTACGCCGGATCCGGCTTTTACCAAAGCTTTCAGCAAATCGCTATCGCGCTCTACTTCCTTCGCTTTGTAAACCTTGTCACCGATCTGGAATTGAGGAATTACCACCCGGTATTTAACCTTACCGAGCGATACCACCGGAGCAGCCGCATCCTTTTGCAGGGAGGTTTCCTCCAGCTTGGCCAGCAGCTCATGATTCACTTTGTCATTGTCTTCGCGCTCCTGTGCCAGCTGAGCGTCTTTTTGCTTATTCTGGGCCTCCAGTTCAGCAATTTTGGCCTTCATTTCTTCGGGCGTCAGTTCTTTTTCTTGTGCCATTGTAGGGTAAGAGAGAGGGAAGCGACCGCTTATACAGTCACTTCCCGGATGAGTTAAAATTGAATAGTTGACCGCGTATGCGGGGAGTTTAAACCTGGTCGTTGCAGAAGAATACTTCAGGAATGACCATACCCACACCTACCCAGAAGTCGGTGTACATCTTTACCCGACGATCCACGTTCTCAATCTGGAAGTTGTCCATGTTTTGAGTAGCACGGCCCAGTTTGATGAGGTTGTCTTTGGGAGAGCAGAAAATCCGGTTGGAGCTGGCCATCGAAGGCAGGCCCTTAATGGTCAGGTTGGTGTCTTTCACCTTGCCGTTAGCATCCTTGTAGTCGGTGTCTTTGCCGTACTTCTTGCGGAAGGCCCGGGCGTAGCGGCGCTCAATTTTCTGGCTCATGCACAGCTCCATCGACAATGACCAGTACTTGGTATTGATGGCATCCACGAATGATTCCACCTGATCGACGAATACCAAATCATCGGCATCCCAGGCACCGGTTACAATCGGGGTAATCCGCGATGCAGTGATCAGGTCAGCAATGATCTTCTTGAGACCATTCATGGCTGTGCCGGCTGCGCCAGGCGTTCCAGCAGTAGGAGCCGCCGCTACACCCGACCAGATTTCATTCATTTCCAGATCCTCTTTCAATTTGGGGATCACCAGCTTTTCCATCCACCAGCGTACGAATGGCCAGGTTTTGCGATCCAGGCTATTGGAAGCCAGAAAGCCCAACCAGGTGGCCTTCAGATCATCGGGATACTCCTCCAGATCGGCCTTCATTTGGTGCTGCTGGATAGAAACCGGCAAGAAGGTAGCCGCACCCACTGGGGTCCAGGCCTTCTGGAAAGGCTGCAGAACACGGGTGTGACGGGCTTCGGAAGCACGCCATACGGTTTCGTCGGTCAGTACCGGGGTAAAGATTCCTTCCGTTACGGAAGCCTGGAACAACTGCATGTACAGGCTGGCCAGGTTTTGGCCATTCTTCAGGTAGTATGCTCCGAATTCGGATAAAATTTGTGCAATAGTCACGGTAGTAGTAAGGGGTTAAAATGCAATGAACTTTTATGAACTGGGATTGATCAGGCAGTTACTTCGCCTTGGGAATCAGAATATTGTTATCCGCTTCCTGATTGTGGGGCAGTTCGTCGATCAGCTTCTGGCTGTCTTCTGCCAGGCTGGGCTGCGATTCCTGGCCATCCTTGCGGGCGTTGGTATGGCTGGCTCCGGAAAGAGCACCGTACTTGGTAGCTAAGGCTTGGGCTTCGTCACGCTCTTTGGTAAGGGTCGCTACCTGGGCAGTGAGCGTATTCAGGCTGGCAGTGGCGGTAGTCAGCTGGGCAGTGGTCTGCTCCAGATCGGCCGTAGCCTGTTCAGCGGCCGCGATGATCTGGGCGTTTACTACACTCACTCCGGTAATGCCGGCAGCTGAGAGTTCTTCGTTTACCCCGTTGATGTCCTCCAGGGTGATTTGATCGGCAGTCTTTCCTTTGAGGGCCGTCGTTTTGGGGTATTTGTTCCCGAACATAGTATTGGAATTTGGGTTGGTTGTTGCGTTAGTAGAGGCCTCCGACGTGGATACGTCAGCAAGTTCAGCGGCCCGGGCAATGGCTTGCTCAAGTGTGCCGATATTGTCAATAAGGCCGTAGGAAAGCGCCGTTTCAGCCAGGTACACTTTGCCAGTCAGTGGCTCAGGTGCCTGCCCTTTCTCACCAGGCTTATCCAGCTTGATCTTGCCGGCACGTTTGGTCTGCAGATCCGAAAGGAATACATTGTTAAGGGGATTGAGCATTTCTACCTTGATGGGGCCGTCGTTTCCTTCGATCAGTTGGTAGAAAGATTCATTTTTGTCTTTGGAGTCATCGGCCCGGGAGCGAACCTCCCTAATGCCGAATTTTTCCATCATGCCCGTGGTATCCAGGAAGGAAATCATCGTGCCGATGCTACCGATCCGGGCAGTGCGACCACCAGCCCATATCTCATTGGATCCGGAGAAGCTCCACACGCCGGCTGAGGCCATCAGACCGTCCACGAAAGTGACGAAAGGCTTCTGAGTACCCGAGATAACGCGGGAAAATTCTTCGGTGCCATCCACGGTACCACCAGGCGTATTGACAATGGCCACGTGAGCGATGATGTTGGGATGAGCATCGGCCAACTGAATGGTTTTACCCATCGAAGCCATGCCCATTCTCCAGGAATCAATTTTCATCAATGGCCCGGTTACGTAATGCATGGCAATGGATCCGGCCGGCACGTCATCGTAGGCCTGGGCCTGGTTCACCATTCCTCTGGAACAGGAAACAAACACCAGTTTTTCTGTTGCTTTTTCGCTTTCCAGGGCTTGCACTACAGATTGGAGCCGGTTGGTATCCGAAAGGGCAGCCATAGCCAGCATCAGATAATTCTGAGCGGCCTCCCGCTCAATCAGCCATGAAGTACTGGCTAATTGAGTAATGAGTGAATAAATAGATACAGGGTTGTTTTGCACAGAGTCCTATGACATTTTCGGAGCGTAAACTTATCGGGCGGGCAGGCGAACGGAAAGGACTCGGTAAGCCAGTAGCAGGGGACAAAACAGAACTCCCCATTCCTTGCGGAAGGCAGGGGAAAGCCTTCCAAAAAAAAATGGGGAGAAATGTAAGAAGAATGTAATTTATTATTGTATCTTTGTATTAATTAATTGCACTTTGACGGGACAAATCGGATGGTAAATTCATTGATTTTTTTACAGCTTATTCAATCCCTCCCCTTGCTTTTCAGCTTCCGTATACCTCAATCTCCGAAACCTTATCCCAATCCTTGCCATCCGCTTCGTAGCGCAAGTTGGAAATGGAGACCCCACTGATCACAAACTCCCTTCTCAGTTGCTGGTTGCCCGACGCACTGGCCAGGTCCACGAAGCCGGAGCCGGGATTGTGCTGCAGGCGGAAAGAAGGCACTACCTGGTTGAATACGATTACAATTTTGGTGATGGTCTTAGCGCTTCCCCACACGGCATTGCTCCAGTCCACCCGGAACTGCACCGCACCCGGCGATTGCTTGGGCTGGCCATCGGTAAGGTTGGCCACTGTATAGGGTACCGGCACGGCGCTGGTTGTGCCCAGCTTACCCAGCAGCACATTGCTCACCACCGGTACCGGGGCGGAAGTCACCAGGAAAGAGCGCTCAGCGGAAGAAGCCAGGTAATTGGCATTGCCGGGCTGACTGGCCCGGATGGTGACCTGCCCCACACCGCCGTAATTGTAAGTGCCTGCCAGGATGCTACCCGGTCCGGAAACAATCTCGTAACTGATGGGAAGCCCGGCCGGCACGGAAGCGTTGAGACTGAAAGGCGCATCCACGCCCAGCTGCTTGTCGGTGATGGCCGCAAAGGTCATCGGGGCCGGTGCCTTGGCTACCGTGAAAGTGCGCTCCACTGTGGGAGCGGCCGCGTAGGTGGCGTTACCTGGCTGGCTTGCCCTTACCTTCACGGTACCCGCTCCGGTAATGGTGAGCTGATTGCCGGCCAGACTGGCACTGCCTGAAATGATGGCCAGCGTAACGGCCTCCCCCGATCCGGCTGATACCTCCAGGTTGAAAGGGGCATCCCCAAATGTCTTGTTCGAAGGCTGAGGAAAGGTAATCAACTGAGCGATCTTCGCCTGGCTGAAGCGGTCCAGTACGGGCACCTGCAGATGCATAAAAGATACGCCCGGAATCAGGTTGGCATTCCCACCTTCCGGCTTATTACTACCGATCATTCGCTGTCTGGCCGGTACCGGATTGGGATAGCAGCCAGCCGCTACCCGCCGGATGTTCTGATCGATCACCGAATCCTGGTAATACGTGTTGAGCATCGCAAACCAGGTGTAATAGGTGATCGTGTCCCGGGTACCGGAGAAGGGGTCAATGCCGTTGAGCAGGTATTTTTCCCGCTCGGTAGGTGATAGCAGGGCCGGATCGGTGGAGAGGGCATACCGCTGGTGGGTACCATTCAGATAGTTGAGCGCATTGAGCATCATACCCAAAAATCCCTTGGGCTGGCCAGGCGACTCTGAACCATAGAGGCCATCTTCCGAAGTATGATCCAGTAGGCTCTTATCACCATTCAAAGCCAGCACGTAAGCGAAATAGCCGGCGGTGAAAATCATTCCGAAGATATAATTCAAGCCGCGTTCCGGTTCTTCGCCGCTCACCAGATTACGGTGGCCATCGGCCACATCGTTGCCTGGATACACCCCCCACTTGATCCATTCCCTTACCCAAAGTTTGGCCTGGTCGATGAGCTCCTGATCACCTAAGAATACCCCAATCAGCCCCATTACCATATTGTTGGTACACATGCGATTATTCCAGCCGCGGGCCCATTCGCCTACTAGTGGAGAGCCCCAGTACATCAGCTGCTTGTAATCATTCTTCTGGGAATTGATGGCCCAGGAGGATATCTGCCCAGTCAGCCGGTTGCCATTGGCGAAACGGTTATAGTAGTACCGGTTCTGGCTTTCCTTTACGTAATGGCCGAATTTGCGGAACATATTGTCAATGGTGGTCTGATTGCCTGAGCTGGCAGCCGGCTTTACACAGTCCCAGCCGAAGAGCAGCCGGGCAATGAGTTCCGACCAGGTGAATAAGGGATTGCCGTCCCCGATGTTGGCATCGGTGGTATTGAAAAGGGTGCGGTTGCTCCAGTCCAGGCGGGGATCGTTGGCGTAATCGAGCAGCTGGGTGATCACCCGGGCCGTGTGCGTATCGGTGCCTTTCACGTAATCAAAAAAGGCCGCATCCCGCAGGATAATCCCCTGCTGTTTGGCATCCAGGCCTCCGGTTTTGTCCACCGGTACCGGACCGGCTCCACTGTAGGGCAGGTAATACCGGTGCGTGGGATTATTAAGGGCTGTCTCGGCAAACGTATTCTGATTGATGGCAACAGTGGCAAAGTCACCAGGTGTATTCTTCAGACCGTTGGCCGGATTGTTGGGGTGATTTGGCGCATCATTGGCGTTCTTATACGGGCCGTTTTCGGCCCGGTCCTGATAGATGGCCAGGTCGAGGGCGTGGGTGAATTTGGGCATGGTCTAAGCGGTTTGGCTGGCTTTTGAATAGAAATAGTCCAGAAACTCCCGGGGCAGGATCTGGTTGGCATTGGGCACTCCGTGGGCATAGGCTACCAGCTCAAAGCAGTACATCTTTTGCTGGCCACCCTGGTAATCCTTTCCGTACCACTTCCTCCGGATCAGTTTGAGCGTACAGAACCAGAGCAGGCTCCAGTAATCGTAGCTCTTGCCCAGGTGAAGGGCAAAGCTTTCGGCCGCGCACTCCAGGGGAATGATGGTGGTTTCCCTTTTGGCCCGGCGCAGCCACACGTTATAATGGGTGGCACAGATGCCCCGGCCGTCGGCTTCCACAATGAAGGGTTCACCGTCGGCTTCCCAGAACATGGCAACGTGGTTGTAAGGGCAACCAGCGAGAAAGCGGATGAGCCACCAGACGATGGATGAAAAGGGATACTGCCACTGCCAGGGGTTTCTCACCAGGATGATGTAGCCGGTTTTCACTGATCGAAAGCCCCCTCCATATGGCGCATATACAGCATCTGGGTAGTGAGGGTGTTCAAGCCGGCATCGGACCGGATGGCTCCTACCAGGAAATCGAACTCAGGTACCAGGCCGTTTTCGGTGGGGATGCTGGCCTGGTTGGTGCAGACCAGCTGCACAATGCGCTCCGGCATTCCCTCATCCCTTACTGTCACATCCAGCACGAAGGAGGAACCACCCGTCAGAATGGGTAGGTTACAGACCAGCGTGCGGGTAGCACTTACCGGTACCTCAAAGAGAAATGAAGTCAGGGTGGCCAGCGGATTGCCCGACAGCCAGAGACTAAATTCTCCACCGGTAGCAAACCAGCCACCACCCAGGGCAATCAACTCGGCTTTCTGGGCCTGAGAGAATTCCGTTTCTTCGACCCCTCCGTAAAGCAAGCCATTGCGCTCAAACTGCCAGTCGGCCGGCCCGGTAATGCTATAGGGGAGTTGCAGCAGCGCCACGTTTTCAATAGGAATGTAGCCGTACATAAAAATTAAAGGGTTTGCAGGATGGTGTTTACATCCACGTTCTGTAAAAACATTTGAAAGGCATTCTGACCGGTGCTGTTGACCCGGTTGGTATTGACCAGCTGGTCAAAGCTCCAGCGGTCCAGCAATCCGATGGTATTGGAGGGATTTTCTCCGATACCCAAATTGTAATTCAACCGCCGCTCATCGGCATCCAGCCGGCGGTTGTACAATCGAATTTCATCGTGCTTTCCGGCTGCGTAAGTCGTAGTGAATCCCCGGAAGAATTGCATGGCCGAGAGGTTGTTGGTCAAAAAAGCGCTGGCACCGCCGGCATTGGCCACCGAATACGAAAAGCCCTGGTTTTCCGATCCCCCGTTGACGTGGAAAAAGAAGGTGGTCGGACTCCACTCAAACACCCAGTACTGAATGTTAGCGCTTTGATTCGAAGCGGTGGAAGCGGAATAAGACGTGTTTATGGTAGGCGTAAAACACTGAAAGCCCACGGAAGATCCGCTCACCTGAATCGTGAAACGATAGGTACCATCGGTCACGTGGAAAATCTGTTCGGTAACGGGTATTGAAGGCTTTCTCACCCACATCTCCAGGGCACCGGTGGTCCAGAAAGGGGCCCCGTTGTAGCCGGTCACGGTCGCAAAATCATTGACGGCATCCCCGGCGAAAGCCAGGCCGAAGTCAAAGGGAGCCAGCAGTGGCCGGTTCCAGCCGGTACCTCTCAGGGCGCGCACGCTGGGTTTGAGTCCGGGCTGCATGGCTTAGGCCGTATAATCCGCTCCCAGTACGGTGACAATGATTTGCTCGGAACCCGTAAGCGCCGCGCTCAGCCGGGCCGAGAGCCGCATATTGTTGTTCAGGTTCAAGTAGGGGTTGCCGTTGGCGTCGATCTGCAGCCAGGGCAGGTTGCCCCGGTTCAAGCCACTGACCGCGTTGGCGCTGCCCTGCCCGGCGTTAGCCGGAACGGTGATGTGTCCCAGCTGAAAGATCTGCCCCTGGTTGATGTCATTGATCTGCAGGAAAACCGTGCGGGCGGTGGCCGAGGTGGAAGTGATGATCAGCGCCTCGATCCGGGTACCGTCGGTTGCTGGAATGAGCAGGTCCTTGGAGTTGGTGGAGTCGGCCAACGCGAAAGCCGAGCCCCTGGCCCGGATGTCGGAGGTGAAAAAGATATTCTGATTTTTTGCCATTGCTTAAAAGCCGTTAAAGTTGGTGCTCTTGTAGATTTTCAAAGTTTTCTGATCGTTGTCCAGCGTCGTGAAAGAGGTCACAATCTGATCCGCCGTCAGGGGTAAGCCGTTGGTTTGGCGTAGCGCCGTATCCGTGTTCTGAATGTGGGAAGCCGACAGTTCCGTCCAGTAGGTATTCTGGGTTACGGCCGGATTGGTAGGCGGAGCCGTGCCGGCCTGGTCGATGAAGACATCCGTGCGGGCCGACCAGAAACGCCCGCCGCTGGTCACCTGGTCACCCGGATGGTAGCGGGTCTGCAGGGTGGCATCGTAGGCAGCAATGCCGGAGGAGGTATTGGCTGAAGGGGCAGGCAGTTGGGAGGCCGGCACCTTGCCTTCGACCAGATCCGCTTTGGCTCCCACAACAGTAGTCAGCGCGTCGATCAGGTCTTTCAAGGCCTTGCCCTGGGCAGCCGTCAGCGCCGCATCGGTCGCAGTAGAAACCAGGCTATTGATCAGCTTCACCAGACCGGGAGCCGAGGCGGTAGCCAGGTCGATGTTGTGCTCGATGATGGTCCAGTCGGCATCACTGTTGCCGGCATCATCCACCAGGGCTACGATCAGCGCCCGGTTGCCATTGATGGCCAGGCCGCTCCCGATCGTTTCGGTACCAGTATAATTGACTACGTACCAGGTATCGCCTTTCTTGATTGTATTGCCAGATCCGGAGCCATTGCCGACTTGAGTGGCGTTCACCGCATCGCTGGCCAAGCCCTTGGGGTAGCTGGCCGGATTGGCCGTAATATCATAACTACCGCGGATGTGGGAGCCGGAGGGCACTGAGGCCAGAGCGGCCGTTATATCATCGAGATGTGCAAGAATCCCGGCTTTGGCCTGGATTTTTTGCATGTAGGTAATGCCGGCGTTGTTTGGGTGGTCAGTTACGTCAAAGTGCGCCGTTTGGTTGATGTTTCCGGTAATGGTTAAATATACCGTACCTTGAACAACGCCAATTGCAAAGCCTCCCATTGCACCCGCTACTATGTTAATGGTTCTTTCCGCGTTGCTTTGCCAGTTAGTTCCCTTAATATTGAGGGTTCCAAGCCCTTCGCTGGACTGCTTAAATCCTATGCCGCTGGCGTGCTGGATTAACTTTTTGCCCCAAATGTTTTCGTCCTGTCCTTTGGTGACGAACTCCCCGTTTTGAATTAACGACTGGATATCACTGATGGAGGCTGCCTGAAACCAATTCGCCGAGCCGGCACCCGCGTACAGGCAAATGTACAGCTGGCTGGAGTAGGCAATAAAAACATCACCCGGCTTATAGCCTTGTGCGGCATCAAAAGTGCTATCTGGTACTGCTTCATCTGAGGCATAGATGATGGGGTACTTGGACTGGTCAGCCTTGAGCTGAAAGCGGAAAATACGGGTTTCCGGATCGAAGGAGACCGAAATATTTTCCGTATCCTCCACGTGCTCAGCCAGGGCATCCAGTGCCCGCTCATCGGTGTATACCTCCTCATCGAGCTTAGTGCGGATCTCCTGAGCGGTTGACTCATAGGCCGTGCCCTCAGCCAGCTTCAGGTCCGTGTTCTGCTTGTGGTCGTTGGGGCTGGGAATGACTTCCGGGCCGTTGGGGGTGATGGGAATAATGCCGATGACAATGCTCTTGTTGCTGTCGTAGAGCGGCTGAGGTCCCAGTACCGGGCCGTTTGCTCCCTTAATCAATGCGGTCGTGCCCTGATCATTCAAGACAATCAGATCCGTGCGGCTCAAGGTTTCGTGGGCTGGATCGGCAATAAGGGTTTTGCTGTTCAGGCTGAAGGCTACGTTATTGATGAGCCACTCGTAGCCGGCAATGATGTACTGGTAAGGATTGTCCGGGGACTGGGTAATGGTACCTACCTTGGTTACCCGGGTTTGCGTGGGTACCTGGTTGCTGTTTTTGAGCTGGTCAATGGCAGTCTGGAGAGCGCTGATCAAGAGACGCAGTTTATACAGCGTATTGGCATCGTTGCCAGCGCCTCCGATGAGCCCCTGTACCAATGCGGCCGCTACCCCCTTATTTTCTTTTTCCGGAGTACTGGCCTCCTGGACTGCATTCATCAGCTCGTTCAGGAAGAAACGAAGGTCCTCCGGCTCGATTTCTTCCGAGACGTTATCAAAGAAAAGTTGCTGGGAAAGCTGTTTCAGCTCATCAATGGATAAGGCCATATCAGGGAGTGCGTAAAAAACCGTAAGTGAAACCGGAGGAGAATACCTTCCGGGGAGGGGGCAGCAGGGATTCGTACAACAGGTAGAAGAGCGCCCGGTCGGGGCCCTCGCCACTCAGCGTAAAACCGTAGCCATTCTTTTTGGCTGGCTGATTGCCCGTATCCACATCCGCCTTCAGCTTGAGCGTATAGTCGGGATTGCCAATCAGCATCGGATTGGAATTGCCATCCAGGACAATGGCCATCAACTCGTGGCCGCGCTGGGCTTGGAGCCAATAGTGGATGTCGGGAGCGGTTTTAGGAACGGAAAAGGAAATCTTCCATTTAAAGATTTCGCCCTGGTCGGTATCGGCCGGATCCTCGGAAAAAGTCGCGGTACCCGGTGTGAAGTAGAGGCCGGCCAGGGTGATGCCGCTCTGCAGTTGGATGGACTGGGCTAAAATAACGCCGTCGTGATCCGGAATACGAACCACGTGGGAAGCTTTGAATAATTGCAGGGCCAGCAGGCCCCCGAAGTTATCTCCTTCAGGCCGTGCGAGCGAAGGTAGGGAGGGTGGCATGGCTCAGCGGGTTTACTGGAACTACATCCAGTGCCCGTTGTGATCGCTCGTGCCGGTAATACGCTTTTTTCAGGGTTTCAAAGGCCAGTTCGTCTTCTCCGAATCCATAGCGTTCCCGGAACTTGTAAATCGCATCCCGGCGCATCACGCCGGCAGCCAGGTGGAGTTCCATGAAGGTGAAGAATTGCGCCTTGATCAGATCATCCACAAAGTTGTTCAACTGCATCACTGAATAGGTGCTCAGGTAGCGAACGCCCCGGTTAAAGACAAAGCCCTTGGGAATGTCCACCGTGTAGCTCTTCTCATAAGACTGGAGCACGTATTCATACTGCTTGTCCTTTGAATTGCGCTTGAGTAGATGGCTAAGCAGCAAACCAACCGAATGAGACTTGGTGAGTGTCATCGACAACCCAAATTGTGAATTCAGGTACTTGTAGACGTGAGCCTTGACAGGGATCTGGATGGAGATCATAGCGATAATTTCACTGGCAAAAGAGCGGAAAAGGGATAGAACCAGAAAGGACAAGCCAAACGGGCAAAAAAAGCTGAAGGGAAGGATCTCGAATAGGTTGTCCGTAAAGATAAGGGTTAAAACGGATCGGCAATTCTTAGGGGTAAATCCAAAAAGGAAGTACTCAGTTAATATTTACAAATTAGAATTAATAACTTACATAGGTCTTTTAAGCGGTACTTCTTAGTATGATCAAAACTGCTGCTAAGTATACTTTTGTACTACAAACAAAACAGATTATGATATGAAGTATTTACTTATGCTGTCTCTTGCCTGTTTGGTGTTCACTTCTTGTAAAAAGAATGAAGACCCATCCATGTACAAAGTTAAGTTTTCTGTAACCGGTACCTCGGTGAATCAATTTAAATTCAATACTGAAGGGCTTCCGGCCTCTACAAGTGTGGCTGTACCATTTACCGGGACCAGAGACACAACCGTTTATGTGAGCTTAGCACAAACACTCAGTTTAGATACAAAAGCTGATGCAACTACCAGCAGCAAATTAGAAGGAAAAATTTATGTCAATGATGTTCTGGTGGCTAGCCAGGTAGATGAAGATACTGATAAAGATGGCAAAACGCAGGTAAAATTAAATTACACTATCGTAGCCAAGTAATGGATTTGTAGTGTACTGAAAAAAAGGGTACTTGAAAAGGCCGGCTTTCCCGTAAGGAAGCCGGCCTCTTTTTTTGGTTTTAGTGTACTGCTGAAAACGCTCCTTTTTTCGTACAAAATAAGTATATTGGAATGCTTAAAATCTACATTAGTTGCATCACTTCACTATGGTTTATTCCAATATTTATCAAAGAACATTTTTCATAAAATATGATCGATATAATGGTACAGCGTTCACTTTTGAAAGAGATGGTGTTCAATATTTAGCATCAACAGGGCATACTTTCCCCTACGTTACAAATGGGCAGCAGATACAATACTTCATTTACAGAAACAACAACTGGATAGAAATGGAAGGGTATATTTATTTGCATCCTAACTCCCAAGTTGATATATGTATTATCTCTCTACCAAGAGATATTTCTCAAAGACATCCTATAATCCTAACTTCAGTTGGGATGGCTTTAAGTATGGATGTGTACTTTCTAGGGTTTCCTTATGGTAGATTTATGGATGTTGCCCAACCGGTAAATAGTGGATATCCTATTCCTTATGTCAAGAAAGGAATTATTTCATCCTTTTCCGTTATTGATGGAGTGGAGATAATATTTTTAGATGGTATGAACAATCCAGGCTTTTCCGGGGGACCGTGTATATATATGAAGAGGAACACTACAATACCAGTTGTAATAGGAATAATAAAAGGTTACGTTCCGAACGAAATACAATTTAATTCCCCATTAGGTCCTATTACCTATAATGAAAATTCAGGTATTGTTGATGTTCAGTCTATTAAATATTTGGATGACATAATCATCTAAATCATATGAAAGTAACCCTCTTCGTCCGAGTAAGCCGCAAAGACCAATCCTACCAGCGTCAGGTATCGGAGCTCACCGAATACGCCCGCTCCCTCAACTGGGAAGTGGTCCATGTCATCGAAGAAAAGATTTCCGGATCCAAGACCCGACTGGAAAGCCGGCCTGGATTTAAGCAGCTTTTCGACCTGGTGGGCAGTGGCCAGGTGAACAAAGTACTGATCAGTGAGGTGACCAGGCTGGGCCGACGGACCCGGGATCTGCTGGAGGTGATTGAATTCCTGCACCAGCACAGAGTCAGCCTGGTTGTCTATAATTATAGATTAGAAACGCTGGACCATCGCGGCAAGGTCAATTCTATGGCGCAATTCCTGATTACGCTGTTAGGAGATATTGGAAGGATGGAGACTGAGACGCTTTCTGAGCGAACCCTTTCCGGATTGGAGGAAGCCAAGCGAAAAGGCAAGAAGCTCGGCCGGCCAGCTGGCAGTCAGATGGATGCTCAACAACTACTACAGGAATATGCAGGTGTAGTGAAGGATCTTAAAAATGGTCTGAGCATCCGTAAGACAGCTGCCTTCCGGAAGATATCAGTGGATACCGTACAACGAGTTAAAAAAGCAATCAATATTTAACGTCATTAATTATGGAATACATCAAAACAGTTGAGGAATTATTAGAAATAATTGGTCATCATTTAGACCCTGAAGCACTTGATCAGAAGTCGGTAGAAGGAAAACTTGAGATATACTTCAATTTTAAATATTTAGGCTACTCTTCATCAAAAATGGATGGTGAATATTTTTGGACTGCCATAAATTCTCAAACCCTTGATCACTATAGTAAGTACTTGGCTACTCCTAATGTGATTGATTTTTTGATTAACAGCGGAGTCATGGCCGAACCGCTTCAGAATCGTTCTATCATCAAGTTATTTGGTTACTCACAAGGAGGAAGGATAGGTGACATACTTGCCTTAAATACTAGAAATGTATTTGGGAGCACTGGAGTTTTACAAGTCGGTGGTCAAGGAGGAGCTAATCTTGATATTAGTAGTTTGTTACGCTAACGATAAAAGTTTGTAAGAACTATTTAGAGCCCCTGATCAGTCAGGGGCTTTTTTGTTACCACCTCTCGAAAAAAGTCAATTTTTTATTCTACTACTAAATATCTGCTCTTATGGATCGGGTACGTAGAAACTGTGGTGCCTGAAAAGTGGTAAAAAAATCGTGCTTTTGAACTGTCTTTCTGAACTAAATTGATTTTTAGTTACTTACAACTTTTTTACAGTTCAAATCAGTTCAAAATCAGTTCAAACCAGTTCAAAAAATTTGAACTGAATCGTGCTGTCGAAGGCCCAAAACAGCCAAATTTGAGGGGTGTAAAAAAAATTTGAACTGGTTTGAACTGATTCGTGCTGTTTTCGTGCTGCCATTTTCTGCGATTCCAGCCAGTATGGGAAGATTTTTGCCCTTCAGCACGAAAGCACTTTTGCATATTCTCTTACTCAATGTTTTTCATGAAAGTATAAATAAAGAATATATATAAGGGGAGTGGTCAAAAAATCTCACTTTAGTCCAAATTTGGATTCCATTTTGAACGCAAAAGCCCGGCGGAGCGGCCAGGCTTATAATGGGGTAGAAGATTGTTTATTGTTGCAGCAGGTTGCGACAAAATCTAAAGTGAATAGACCTTTCTTATATAGTTCCTCCCGTAGCGTTTGAGCTCGCTGAGCCTGGCCGATCGGGAACATAGGCACTCCAGCCGATCATCTGTTACTTTTTGGCAAAAGTGAGCCAAGTAGTTCAAGAAAGAATTTAAACAGTCGAATCACTCTTATCTGATTTTTGCACTTTATCTTTTTCTGAAGTAGGCTCTTCTAACAAAATCTTATGAGTGGTAACTACTGATTCGATAAAAGCTTCTGATAGTACTTTTGCCTTTACCCAAAACACAAATGTGAAAAAACAATAAATACCAAAGATGCAAAGCTTATCCCAAGGCCAATAAGATATGGTATTGAAGAATTTGATATAAAAGAATAGGAAGAATGAATAAAAGGATAAAATAATTAAAACTGTTTCCAATCCATTTAAGAGATCCTTAACAACATACCAATAATTACTGTACGTGTATTGTCCCTTCACCTGTAAGTAGACCGCTTTTTCCCAAAATTGTTTCTCATAGGTTTGGGCGTCTATCAGACCTTGGTTGCTCTGGCTATCTTTGTTCGCCGGTCGAACACCTGTCAGATACTGAGACAACAGAGCTCCTGCAACTCTTCCACCCATACCAGTGCGATAAATAAAACCATTTACTCCTGGTTCTGTAGCGTGATCGTAAAAGAATTTTTTTACAAGTTTATATCTAACCATATCAATGGCCTGAATGAGATGACCCATGATATAAAGGCAGGCAATGACTGAAAAAACAAATAGAGTATTGCTGCTTTTCAGTACTTCAAAAAGGGGATTTACTTTAGTTGGATCGACCTTAAATGCCGTAACATAGTTTGACAAATTCTCAAATTCGATAGGGATTAAAAATATCACGAATGAGAAGCCGCACAAGAAGTAGACAACTATGTCTCTTAGCGTAAATTTAAAGTCCATGCTAGTTTTTTTATTTAGGCATTTGGATACTATTTAAATATAATTCTATGAATATGAAATAAACTTCAAAAGTTAAAATCTAAATACTGGATATTTATTTGAGCCCGGATTTTAGGTTAGTAGTAAGGTGTGTTGTGTCTTTTTGTATTTTTTACCGTACTTCCGGCTTGCGATGGATCGGAAAGTCCTCCGATCGGCACATTCCTTACTATCATAGCCCAGGTGGCACTTCTGACAAAGGGCTTTCAACCGGTCGTCTGATACCTCCCAGTTCTGCGGATCTCGGTCGAGGTGGGCAATGGTCAAAATGATTTTGGTCTGGTGTACCGAGCCATCCTTCCAGATCCGCTCCACTACGGAATAATTTTCAACCCCACAGCCTGGCGTTTCGCACCGGTGGCCAGCTCTGGCCAGAATACGAGGCCGCCTGACCTTTTTCCAGTCAGGCGGATAGATCTTGTAATTGCAGGGCATAATTTAACTGATTATTGCTTTTCCTGATAGAAGCTATCAATGGATTCCACTAGCTCATCAATTCCCTCCACAATGATCATATTCTCCGTACCAAAAGTGAGGGTGATGGGAAGGCCAGAACGGCGACTGTTGTGAATGGCTATATTCATTTCATTGAATTTAGCCACAACCAGTTTTACCAATTGCTGCAGTTGATGCCTGTTGTGATCAATCACGACTACACCATCATGCCTGGTACTATGAAGCACTTGCATGCCGGCACTAAAAAGTCTGCTGATCGTCAGATCACGCTCTTTTTCAGCACCACCTGAAAAACTTCGCCCGGTCTCATCCAGCAGGCGAAAGAGGAAGGTCAGCTTCAACGTGAGGGATTCTTTAGAAATGGTCATAAGAAGAATTAGGATTTTAAGTGAATGGGTAATTCCTCCAGCAGATCCGAAGGAGTAAGAAGGTCCATATGGTATTCCAGGCCTTTCCTGAATCGGTGAGCTCCGGTCAACTTCCAATGGGTATCAGGCAGGCCATCTACTAAGCGGAGCTTTTGAATATTGTTCCAGCAGTTCCGATGCACCTCCAGTAGGATGGGTATTAGTCTGTCTTCACTCATGGCATTACGTAGCTAGAATTGGCAATCGTGAAATATTCCTTTCCGTTGGATTTGTCGTCTTCGCCCTTTTTGTGCGGATTGAAGTCGTAGGCTTTGTACTCGCAGTACTTCTTTACGCCCTTTTTGAAAGTGCTGGATTTGAGAAACTTCTTGAAATTGGGTGCTGCCTCCAGCAATTCCCGGAAAACTTCCTCTTTTTCCAGTCGGGTGTTGAGCTTGCCCCCACCTTCCATAAAATACAACTCCGCCCAGGTAAAGAACTCTTCGCTCATTTCCTGACGTAGCCGGCGCTTGATCAGCGTGGTATTGGGAGCCGTGATGATGTCATACTCCAGGTAGAGCTTCAGGCACGTGGCCATCAGGTTGTAAAACAGGTTCCACTGATCGGGATTCCACTCGTCGAAAAACAGGCAGCCAAACTCATCCACCGGCTTTCGCTTGGCATTGTAGTAGTCCGAAAAGCCCAGCAGGATCTGTCGATCCAGGAAGGAATCGGAATCTCCGGAAATGGCGTGATTGGTGGTAAAAAGCAGCTTGGGCGTGTGCTCTTTGGCAATCTTATATTTTGACTGCCCTTTTTTATTCACCGTCAACCGGCCGGTGATGATGGTGAAAAACGATTCAAAGTCTACCGACTTATCAATGTCATCGAACCAGATCAGCTCCGATCGCTCGTCTACTTCTTCGTAGAGGAACTGATCTTCCTCCATCTTTTTCTTTTTGCCGTCAATAAAAACGGTCGGGATCATTTGTTCCAGGCCGACTCCCACCAGTGACTTCCCGGTACGGCCAAACGACTGGCCGACTTCGCTCACCTTGGCATCCATGCAGATCACGGCTTTGGCCTTGGAAGGATTGCGGTAGGAGTGGAGCAGGTACCCGATGGCCGTTAGTTTATTGAGCAGGCTCAGCACCTGCTCGTATTCCTGCTCATCAGTGAGGGGCTTGGTAGGCTCCGCTGGATCCAGCGGGTTCGTCTGACGCCAGTAGATCCGGCTGGCATTGCTCAGGTAGCTGAGGTAATCACAGCCCTGGGCACATTCGGCAATTTCGTAATCGTAGTACGTTTCACCCTGGTGCTGATGGGTAGTAATTTTGAGAAAGTCAGGAATCAGCGTAGGCTCAAAGGTGACGGTCTTATCTTTCCAGATAAAATGAGGAAGATCAGTAAGGGATTGCTCCTCGATGCCCTGGGCTGTTACTTTCCAGTACTTGGTTTGAAAGCAGAGGTACTGATAATCCTTTGCCGGCGGGAGAAACTGTACGTTGAGGTATTTGAGGTTGCCCAGGCTCTCCGGACCCAAATACTTATTGCCCCGGTAGAGCATATTCAACACGTCAATTTCCCCGATTTCTTCCGTGAATGTCTGTACGAAATCTTTGATGTGGTGCGGCTTTACTTCGTAGACCAGCTTTCCTTCCTTTCGAATGAAAATATAGCCCTCACCCTTGGCGGAGGCTATCTCGTAGCGGCCAAAGCCACGTGCTTTCAGAAAGTTGTAGCAGTTAAAATAATTGAAGGAAAGCACCATTTTGGACTTGGTACCATATTCCTCCAGATCGCGGCTCCAGAAGGTTTCTTCGGGCAGTAGTGGCTGAGCCAGTTCGATGCTACCATCTTCCTTGAAACGCCACTCAGTTTTCCAGTATTTAAACTTTTCACCCTTGGCCAGCAGCTTCTCCCGGTATTTCTCGGCAAACTCCTTGGCATTATTCACCCCAAAATAGCTACGTAGCTTTACCTCGCTGTCAGTAGTGATTTTATGCAGCTGTAGGTACTGCCCTTCCCGGTGCTTATCAATCAACCCATTCGCCAACTCTTCCTTCAGGATGGATTCTTTCCCATTCAGCGAGCCGGCCAGCAAATCATCAATCCCTTTTTCCCCTTCTGGCCCGGGCTTGGTGTACCCGAAATAGATTTCCAGATCAATTTCATCACTGGAGAGCGCCCGGAAGTAGTCCCTGAAGTTGCGTACGGCGCAATAAAAAAGATCGGGCCGGCTGTTGGCCGGTCCACTTGCCTTCTCTCCCAGATCAAAAAGGTCGGAGTCGAGCAGGAAAACGATATTCTTTACCGCGCACGTCCGGATGATCTTGTCGAACTCTACCGGCAAATTGTTATTAGTGGCCAGGTTAAATATGCCGGAAATGCCTACCGCGTAGGTCAATTCCTGGCAAAACTTATCGGCTTTCTTTTCCCCCTCGGTAATGATCAGGGTTTCGATGGGTAGCTTCTGTTCGTAGGCTTGAATCACCTTCTCAGGCAACCATATCTTGCTTCCGGATCCGGGAGGGGAAGCGTACTTCATCGGCTTTTGGTACTTGTCCAGGTGGCGATCTGGGTACTGGTGGCGAACCCGTACAAAATCCTTTGTTTTATTGAATTTGGGCGGCTCGTACTGCATTACGAAGCGGTCCAGATCAATGTAAAGCATCACCATATCGTCGCCCGGCTCAATCTTCCACTGTTTGCTGAACGAGCCGGGGAAATAGCGATCAAGCTCTTCTTCTTTGTATTTGGGTTTTTCAGGTTCAGGAGCATCCGGATCTGTGGACTTGCCCCGGGCCATACTCACAAAGAAGGCATCGCCTTCAAAGTCTACATTCTTTTTACTTTTTGAGTCATGGATTAGAAATTTGACAATTGATTTTTGAGATTCTTCGCGGATACCTGATTGCTGGAGGCTCTTATCGCGGAAAGTTTGAAGTGTGTTGGTAGATGTTTTTAAGGCATTATCCATAATAAGAATTTGAGGTACCTATAAAAAACCGGTAGGGTGGAAGCCTCTACCGGTCAGAAAACACTTTCTTTTTCAGGTGATATTTGATTTGTAGATTGAAAACACCCCTGCGGATCTAGGTTCAAATTCAGGAGCCAGCTGGGATTGGTAATGGTTCCAGACCGATGCCTCAGCAGATTCCAGCATTCCGATTTCGTGCATGATCTCCGAGACCGTTCCCCGAAACTCATCCTCCATCATCGGACTTACCTGATTTTGGAGCAATACGCCCCGGAGACGCCTGGCCAGCAGGTCTAATTCAGCTGCTTTTACCTCCAGCAGATTCTGTAGCAGCATAAGTTTCCCGTCATTGGATGAATCAGCCATGGATTGAATGTTCGGTACCGCCGTCCCCCGGATGAGTGTTGCGAAAGTGGTACCTCTGCACATTGGCAGATTTCTTTTCCCGAAGCATCGAGTCGTATTGATCAGTCAGGAATCGGAGTTCATTGAGGTACACCTCTCCGATGAGTTGCCGGCGCTCCGGATGGGGACAGTCTCTGATTTCCATAATGGCCGTGGTGGCGACATCGGAGAGCAGCCGATCCAGCAGGTCACCGTTGCTGGTGCCGTTCCGGATGGCTTCTACTTCCTCGAAAAGAGGTCCGAATTCCTGTAAGACGGCGCAGTGAATGGCCGTCTCAAAAAGGGTGGGTTTGCGCTCCAGAAATGAGCGGTTTGCATCAATAGGATGCGATTTTTCGTTACTTTGCATATGCGTTCGAGGGGTTTGTAGAGACTCTATCGGAATTATTAGGGGCAGGTCGTTGCAAGCGGCCTGCCCTGTTTTTTATAGCTGAGTAATGGATCATCTCTGCGGAGGGACCATTTTCTGGCGCTTAGCCAGACTTTTTATTGGTGGCTTAGGCTTGGGAGTATACAGCCGGTCGAAAGCCTCCGCGATGGGTAGGTGAAAGCTGCGGCGGTTGCGGGTCTGATAGACCTGCTGTTCGGTGTAGGGAACGCCAGGCCGGTATTCAATTCCGAGATTATCCAATTCCTTCAGTACTTCTGGTGCATAATTCCTGAAAGGAATGTGATTGTCAATCCGGTTGAAAATCTCAATGCATTTGAGCTTTCGGGCGTTTGTAAGTGTCATCGTTATTTACATTATTTGTACAAATAGGATCTAGTAAGACAAAAATATAACCTTATTGGTTATTAACAAACCATATTGGTTATATTTTTAGCATTTGCTAAACATGGAAAACCAAGACTCTGTACAAATTGGTGTAAATCAACGCTTTATAACTGTGTTTGATGCATTAAGAAATTCTGGAGCAGTAAAGAATAAGAAGGATTTTTGTGATAAAATCGGCATCCCAGCTCAGCATTTTAGTGACTTTCAGAAGAATGATAGGAATGTATCACCCAGATTGATTAGTGAACTTTATAACCAATTTGGTGTGTCAGCAGAGTATATGCTTTTGAACAAAGGAGGGATGTTTGAGAAAAAAGAAAGTATGGTGGTTGAGCCTGAGCCTAAATATTTGACAAAAGATGAAATGCTTGCTAAGCTCATCAATGAGATGGAATTCAAAACCAAGCAGCTACAGCGGTGTGAAGAAGAGGTAGATAGGCTTAAAAATGGTCGCACTCCTGTTTATGGCAAGTAATTAGGCAGGCTACAAAACAATAACCCTGGTTTTACCAGGCAAATCAAAAACTAAGTATATCCCCTGATTAATGAAGCGTATTTTCCCCGTTTTGGCGCTTTTGATTAGTGCTGCTTTATTACTCAGTTGTGATACTGCCAGTAAGCAACAGCAAGAAGAATATGATAAAGCTGTCACAGAGGCATTGAAAAGTGGGGTTAAGAAAGACTCAATTATGATGGGATTTCACTTTGGGCAAAGGAGACAAGATTATGATATTATTGTTGCCAGAGGGCTTAGAAACGGGGAGTTTACTCTGTGGCAGACTCCCGAAAAAATTGATACTGTATACCGTTTCCATATTCAGCCTTACCGGGAAGTTCACGCATATCTTCATCCCAAATTTTTCCGCAATCGATTAGTTGAACTACACCTAAGTCTCCCCGACTTAGAATCTGATTCAAAGAACAATCAGGAATTACTAACTCAGTCCTTTATCAAAACTCACGGAGCTAGGTTCTTCAAATTAAAGAGCGGGGATATAATTGAAAACGTATGGGTACTAGGAAATCAACGAGTAACAGTAGCGCCAATCTTAGATCGTGTTAATACTATCACTTTTACTGATCTGTCAAAAGAAAAGGAGTGGAATGATTATGAAGTCAAGCAGATCATGAAGCGGCCGACTTCAAAAGGTAATTGAAATTTAATTCAAATCATCAATATAATGGCTCTTAAGAAACCAACAAATTTAGAGGAGTTGCTTCAGTTTGAAGTAGATAGAAAAAACATACAAAATGAAAAGATTAAGCGGCAAGAAGAGGAGAAAAAAAGCCGTGCAACAATAGCAAAAGAGAAGTACAGCGATATAAGGAAAAATATTATAGAGCCAACTATGGCCTCTGACATTAAAAATAAATTAGAAAAGTATGGATATAAACTGATTCACCATAAGGAGGAAGATACTGATTCAATAATTAAATATACAGTAGAAACTCCAGAACGTGAGCTGATTAGCATGCAAAGATCTACGACCTATGGCCAGGTAGATAAACCCAAATTTGTTAAGTATTCTGTATTTGTTGGTTTTGGTTTTAATCCAGAAAAGTCAACATTACTTTTTCACGTAAATTTTTCTCATAGCATAGGAGGAATTCAAGATTTAAATTCTGAAATGTTATTTGATGATTTTGAAAAGGGGATGATTGAGGAGAAGATTTTTTTAGCGCTAAGCCTTCTAATCCAGCCTGAGAAAAATGTCTGATAGTGAAATATGGTCCCAACTTCAGTCTATGCACAATGACATAGATGTGAAAAGGAGCGAAACTCGCTATACGGTCAATGAGATAAGAAACATTTGTTTAAGAGCTATACCGCTCATTGAGCAATGGAAGGGAAGTGGGTCCAAAAAAGAAATCCAGACACTGAAAGTAGAAGTTGTTGATATGCTTAAAGAGGCAGTGTTATTAGCAGACGCGTATTACAAAAAAGTAAATATTAAAACGGATAAGAGTGAGGTCGATTGGATGGATATAGTGAATTTAAGCCAAGGCGGTTTAGAAATATTTCTTCATCGTGCCAGGTAA